ACCACCGAGAGCTTTACCGAGTGTTAGTCCTGGAGCTGGAGCAGGTGTAGTTGGTGCAGGAACTCTTGACGCTGATAGTATTTGAGGTGCAGCAGGTGCTGTTACGGGTGCTGTTGTAGCAGGTGTAGAACTAAATAGTCCTGTCACTTTATCAACTGCACCACCTAGTATTGGCTTATTAGTTGCATAATCCATAGCAGCTTTAGTAGCTAATGCTCCTGCAAGTTGACCACCTAATTGTTGCCTTCCTGCTCTGCCTTGTTGACTTGCAAGTATACGTTGCTGCTCTTCAGCTTGCTGCCGTTGTATTTCTTGATTCTGTTGTGCAATGTCTCCTAATCCTGATTCAAAGTACGCTTGTTGATATGGCATACCCTGATTGATTAGATTCATGTATTGATTGTAGGCTTGCATACTCATTATATAAACGTCCCAAACGTAGCTATACCCTCACGCGCATACAATGTGGTCTGCGGATAACCACCTGCATACACAACTTTTTGTGGATTCATCCTGCTGTAATCCTCATTCAACTGAACGTCGAATTTAGGAATGACTGTTAGCCCGTGTATCTCAGCAAATCTTTCTAATACCCCTTGCTCTAACGTCTTTTCATTGAAAACTGATACGTCAGTATTAGCTAAAAATTCAGGATATGCACCGTCGTAGTACGTCCAAGTTACTCCCCCATCGGATACAGAACCACTACTATGAGTAGGAGGAGTACCACCACTGGTTCCTCCGCTAGTCGTAGAATAATAATTTCCATTGTAGAAAGTGTATGCACCAGCACTGTAAACTGTTCCTGTAGTCCAAGTAGCAGGTCTTGCATATCGCTCTGCTACATATTGAAAGATAATGTTCTGACCCGTCGTGTCTGGTGTCGGATCAATCAATATTTGATTGTCGCTCAGTCCTCTAAACTGAAACCTTTGATAGACGGTTGTGCTTAATCCGTATCCTAATATCTCGCCATATTCTTGCTCAGTCATCGGCCCTAACAAACGCCACCTAGTCGAGCTGTTCCAGAATGTATTGTAATGATATTGGCTGAAAGCTGCTGGCAATGCATAGGTAGCTTGCCCTGCTACAGTTTGAAAGGAACCAGAGGCAAACAGTATAGGCCAATTATACTGTTCGCCCATGAGACGATTGATGCGTTGCACCATTGTGCGTAGCTGTTTTGTGGTGGTTTCAGTAGATGCAATAACATTGCTTTCTACCGTATAACCAGCCTCGTTTGCTACATTCTCAACAATCGTCTGTAAACTCATTCTTCCTGCTTTCGGGGTCTACCCTTTTTTTTTGGTTCTGCTGCTACTCGTTCAATGCGAATCCCTTCAGTAGCTTCTATTCGTTGCATCAACAATTCGACTTGCTCTTCTAACTTGTCAGCTCGCTTACGCTCACGATCAAGCTGTTGTTGCATCGCTACTACTTGAGCTTGTTCACAGCTCGCAGCTTCTAACCACTCTTTTGCTTCTTTTATGTATTGAGATAGTGGCCCCATACGCCGGCGCACTTCATCATTAGCTTCTGCAAGTTGTTCTACTGTTCGGAATCCAAGGTACGCTAGTTCATGTACTGCACTAGCTGTAATGCGTGTCCACTCTTTTAGTGGCATCCCAGATTGCACTTCTCCCATACCAGCAGTAAAGGCTTCCCATAGTTCTGGAAATTCGTGCTTGTCTTTTTCTTCAATAGCTCTGACAGTTTCATCACCACCTGGCCATTGGATAGAAATAGAAGGAACCTCGTCGTATATGTCCCTTCCTGCTTCATTACTTTTCTGATCGTTCTTACGAACTACATTGAGGAATTTAACGTTAGCTCCAGACCACCTACTACGGTTTTGCTGTCGCCCGTTCATTATTTGTTCCCAGTCAATTTGTGCCATTTTAGTCTCCTATATAAAGGCTTTAGTAACCTGCATATAGTTTAGCATAGTTGACAAATGAGGGGAGACTTTCATCTCCCCTCTGGCTTGTTACTAATTGACTGTTAGGTAGCCTGTAGACTTTAGCTCTACCGCAGCAGCACCAGTGTTGGTGGTAAGTCCCACAACATTCTTGATGAGTGTAGTAGAAGCATCGTCAGCGACACCAGCAGTTGCAGTAGTGTTAAGGTTAGCGTCAGCAGCATAGGAAGCAGCAGCTTTCCCCTGAATACCTGTACCAACTCCACCACCGCCAACACCGCCAACCCATACCCAGAGGTACTCGTTGTCAGCAGCAGCTATTTGAGCCACACCTACTTGCAGGTTGTTTGAACCAGCGTTTGTAGTTGTGAGCATAGCAGCTTGTCCATCGTCTGCGATTTTAACGAAGGCATACTGGTCAACTGCACCGTCAGCTTGGACAAACATCCATTCGCCGTTAGTGTCTGAACCAACATCACCTACTACAGCAGGAAGTGGGATAGTAACACCGTCCCAAGTCTTTCCACCGTTTACTCCAAAAGATCCACTTCGTGACATGTCTGTTCTCCTTATCTAATACTATTACGCGTAAATAACAGCTTGTAGAGCCGGAGCTGAACAACAGAGGTTTCCTTCAACGATGATAACCGTGAAGAAAGCATCCTGGTCAACCGGACGAGCCATGTCAGGTGCGAGTGGCTTGAAGTCAGCTCCACGAACCATATCCATTGTCCAGTATTTAGTGTTCAAGAGTCGGCAGCTATTTGATTCGAGTACAGCAGAACCATATCCACCGTCGAATACGAAAGAGCATCCGTCATACTCAAGAGCCCGGAATCCAGCTACCGCCTTCTTAGTTGGTGCCTGAATTCGCTGAATAGCTGTTAGTGAGTTGTGAAGGAACTTCCATGCTGTTCTTTCCATGAGACCAAGGTCAGGCATCTCATCACCACGAGTGATTCGTGAGATAGCGTCTGTAACCTCTTCCTGCACGTTAAGAGCAGTTAGCGTTACGTTCTTAGCGTAGTTGCGAGCAAATACGTTAGCAGAACGGTCGATTCCTCCGTAAGTACCAGAAGAAGGAGATGTAGAAACAGCCTTCTTGATACCATCAAACTCAAGTCCTCCAGAACCAGTTCCGTCTCCTCGGATAGAGGTTCCGACTGTGTTCTTGAGCCTGGCGATAGCAGCTTGAATCTTGGTCTCTACGAGATCAAGGAGCTGTGCGTCATCTCGGTTAGCTCTTCTGTCACGTCCTGAGATCGCAACTGGCTCATAAGCCTGCTTGATTGCGAACTTGAACGCTGTGAAGTCATCAATAGCGTCTAGGTTGAACGAGCTGAATCCTGAGTAGAATCCACCTACAGCAGCATCATTATACATGATGGGCTTTCGTAGCTCATATCCACCGCTAAAACGCCGTACTAGTCCCTGATCCTGCAATGCAGCAAGAAGAGGGTTATGGTGCAATACTTCGTCAGCAATAGCGTCGCTCTGGTCAAAGAGGGTCGCTACCACTGCTTCTTCTAAATTTGCCATTTATTTCCCCTTATTATTCTCCACCGAACCGTCGTTGGAGATTCTCTCTTAAGTTTTTTGCTTTTAGTGCCGGGGTGCCACTCCCTGTGGAGCCCGAAATGGATCTAGTAGCTGACTTGGCTTTCTGAGCTTCTTTGACTTTTTGCTCTACGTTTACAGGTGCTTCTAGTTTTGCTGTAAGGCCAGCAAAAGTAGGATTGCCTTTAGTCACGTAGTTATAGGCAGTCTCAAGTATTTCTTGAGGGGTGCCTCCTCTCTCAGATAAGGCTGCCACTATTGGAGCCATGGCCTCTTCTAGCTGTTGAGCTGTGCCAGGGTCTCGAAATAAAGGCTTGCTACTTATAAAGGATTGTACAGCATTGTAGTTTTGTTCTACAAGGGCACTTTCTTGCTGTTGTTGCAAAAGTTGATTGATTTGTCCTTGAGCGATTTCTTCAGCCTCTTCTCTAGTTAGATACTCTGGCTGCGCTTGCTGCTGATATTCACCGTTTGTGTATTGATGATTGTACAGGTCTTCTAACGAGAGCCCATAGGCTTCTAGCCACTGAATAGCCGTATCTACAGGGTCAGCCTTCATAGC